ATTGAGCAAATCATCCTCTTCCTTTTGGGAAGCAATGACTCCCTCTGCCCTTAATTGAGTTAAAGTGGTGTCAATGTACTTATCGGCTTGCTCTGTTTTAGCAGATTGCACTTGAGATTGCTGATTAAGAATTTCCCTTAATTTTCCGACAGTAAGATATTCCTCATTTTCAGGACTGGCTCCTTTTTGCTGATTTATCTGGTCAGCAATATATTGGAGGTTGCCCTTTATTTCGGAAATTTCTTGCCGGGTTAAGGTATATCCTTTTTGCAATCCCTTGGCTAATTCTGCTACCTTTTCAAGAGTTGGTTCTTCTTTGGTTTCCTCTGACTTCTGCTCGGAATTATCCTCTTTGGGTTCCTCTGCAGATTGGTCTTTTTCTTCTTCCATAATTTTAAATTTATTCGTTCCCCTTGCGGGACTAATAATTTTAATTTTTAACGACCTTTAAACTTCTTTTAAAAAATCCAGATATTCCCTTAGGTTTTTAATATCTCTTTGAACATTACCTAAAGAAATTTCTGCCTCTTTTTCTCCCTTAATAATTTTTCTTGATAAAAACTTCTCGTTTATTTCCAGTATTTCTAATCTATTCTCTGTTTCTTCTTTAAGTTTTTTTATTGTATCTTTTATCATTTTTTTAATCTTTTTTTCATTGATTTCATTGCTTCCTTTTTTTCAGGAAGATTCTTTGGAGTGCCATATTTATCGCTCCATCTTTTAGCTATTTCTGGTTTTTTTGCCCACAAGTATTTGCGTTGGGATTCTGATTGAAATGGCATTTTATTTATTTAACCTCCTTCTAATAGCATTTTTAATTTTCTCCATGGTTAATCCTCCGGCTGTAATAATTAAACCAGGAACAGAATTTAAAGTTTTTGCTCTCTCTGAAGCTTGAGCCGCTTCTTCTCTCATTTTCATTAGTTTTTCCTCTCTAAGTTTTTTCTTTTGTTTTTCTAATTCTTCTTCTAGTGGGTCTTTATATGTTGGCATAATTTTTTACCTCCTTTATAAATTGGCTGTTTCGTACCACTCTAATCTTACATTGGTTAGGTTTCCAGCAGTTCCGGAAGTAACCAATAAAAGATATTTTGTGTTTTGTTTTAAAATTAATTCTTCGTCATTTCCGCTATCGGTTCCTGTCCTTGCCTGATTGGTAGTACTTCCGCCCTTATAATAATAAGCAAGATTTCCTCTTGTTGTTCCGCCGGTAGTTGGATTCCAATTAATTGTTAATTGTGAAGTGCCTGTACTATTTCTGTTGTTGTTCCCCAGTGTAAAAGGCGTTCCTCCCGACCTGTCTGAATCTTCATAAAATTGCCATTGAGTTATTGCTGAGCCGTCTAAATAAAATGTCATGTGTGCCCAGGTGGTAGTATTTGGCGTTGTTATAAGGTATTCTACCGTTCCTCCACTTTCTAACTGCCGGCTATCGGTAAACATAAAATGCTTTCCTTCATGAACCATGTGATGAGAATCACTTATAATCTTTAAAATATTAGTAGTCTCATCTACCATTATAAGAACATTTGTTCCAGAGGAAGAATTATATCCGGCAATCGTTACAGAATCTAATCCCTTGTCCAGCGAAGAATTCTCCACTAAAAGTCTGTCTGTTATGGGATTAACCTTAATTCTCCTGATATAGGCATTGGCGTCATTCGTCACTCCGGCTATCGTTGCCTTAAAATTTTGGTCTATTTTTAAATTTTCATCAGCCATTTTTATTTACCTCCAACATTGCTCTTTGATTGGATACTGCCCTGTCAGATTCTCTTGCTTTGTCTTCTTTTGTCGGCTCAATCTTTTTTTGCCTTATAACCTTAAGTTTGTCCAAAACTTTCTTGTTAAAAGGAACAATATCTTCAACATCCTCTTTGGGATTCACATACATTTCTAAAACTTTTTCCCTTGGCGTTTTTTCCTCTTTGGGGCTTTCTTTTTCAATTTCTTTTGATAACTTCAAAGAGATTAATTTTTCTAAAAGTCTCTCTAATTTCATTGTTTAATTTGATTAATTGCTTCCCTTGCCTGACCAATCATTTTCTGTTGCTGCTCTGGCGACATTTGCTGAAATTCCGGACTCTGAAATATATTCTGGATTCTCTGAAGCTGTTGGCTCTTTGTGGCGTTTAAATCAGCACCAGACGCACCAGGTTGCCCTGTGGCGGGACCTTGACCCATTTCTGGTACTTGGGGCTGTATTTTGCCTGTAAGGGTAAGCCATTGATATAATGACTGAACCCTTTGGTCTATCTTGGTATATTTCATTTCTTCAAAAAGCGTTACCGGGTCAATCATTCCCATTTGAGCCAACTGAATGGCATTTTGATATCTCATTATGTCGTCAGAAGGCAGGGTTGAGCCCTTTTTAACCATTATTAAAATATCATTTGGTATTTCTTCCCTTGTAAGGGTTATTGTTGTTTTTCCGTCATTTAAAACTTCCGGCTCTACCGAATAAACCTTAAGCATTTGAAGGTAAGCGTTATACCATTCCTCCATAACCTGCTCAACGTTTCTTACGATTAAATCCAATCTTCCGTAATCAGCTTCTTTTAAAAGTTTCCTTCCGCCATAAGTTTCCTGTTGTGCCCTTTCCCCTCTGGTGGTGGAATGCATGCCGATAATATTATCTATCTCGCTTAAAAGATGGGATAAATTATCAAACAATGAAGCGTCCGGTTTTCCTGACTGAACCTGTTGTAATCCTGCGGCGGGTGCTTTTCTGTCTAAGAATACTCCAAGGTCTCCGGTTTTATCTATTAATTCCTGGAAAATATCAACGCTCATCGCCTCTCCTGTTCCGACCCACACTCTCTTTTGCCCTTCGTTAAGCTCAAGAATTTGTCTTTCTATCATATTAACGCCCTCCTGAAGTGGTGCGGCTTGTTCTATGAGCGAGGTCTCGTCATATAAAGAGGTTTCATCGCCAAAATTAAAAACATTTAAAAAGATATAAGGAAACTCCGGGTTATCAAAAATATTTCCAACTCTTTGTAATGGAATCATTGAGCCCATTGTTTCTTCTGAAAGAACAGGTTGTTCGTCTTCATAGTTAAAGTTTGGATTTTTCTTTTTATCTAAAATTGTATTTTGAATTTTCCAGCAAACCCACTCTCCGTTTCCTCCCCAGAACTCTATATATCTTACCTTTGACTTCATTTTATCGGTGGCTCCGGTAATGTCCTTAATTTCTCTAGCTTTTTCAGGAAATTTAGCAACAAGGTCTTCAACTTTTTCCTCTAACTCTTCCCAAATAAATTCGCAATTTTCTTTACAGGTAGCCCTCTTATCAAATCCTATTTTTCTGGGAACAACGTTTTCCGTTACAAATCCCTTTTTCTCATCCCATCTGTATTTTATAACTCCCAACCTAAATAAAAACCAATGCCTGATAAGACATTGAAGCTTTTGCTGCATTTTATATTTAACCTCATAAGCAATTTTAAGTGCTTTCTGGATTTTATCCTGAGAATCATTGTCGGGAGAATTAACGGCATTAGGGTCGGGAACCTCCGAGGTAAGAATTGGAATCGCCGTCTCCACATCGGTAAAAATTCTATTATCAACAAGTTTTGATTTTTTAGGGTGAAGTCGGTTTAAATCCTTGTCGGTTCCTCTCTGCCAGAATAATTTATTAATTTTTCCTATCTGGTCAATCCTTGTTTTTAAAATCTTGCTCTCGGCAATGGCGTCATTAATCGCAATAATTAATTCGTCATCTTTAACGTCATAGTCCAGATTTTTTCTGGTGCTTGTAATTAATTGGTCTAATGTTTCTTCTGCCATAATTTTACGCCTCACTCATAATTTGGTTTTAAAAATTTTTTAATTAATGGAGCCAGCCCAAAACCTTCTTTTTCCGGCTTTTTCCATTCTCCTATTTTTGCTGTTCCGCCTTTTTCAAGGGCAAGTCTAAAATAGTTTGTTGCATGACAGAAATGGTCGTCTCCCCCTGATTCCCAAGAATCCCTTTCAATCCCCAAAGAATCTTTTTCGGTCATTTTATACAAAGACCCCCATTGAGATATATAGTCCTCCAGCTCTTGTACTTTCATCTGGTATCGTATTTTTTTTGAGCTTATTTCATCTATAACCTGCTGAAAAATCTTTGACCTGTCTGAATAAACCGTATAAGTTTGATAGTCCCATTTAATAAAATCAGCCCTTTGAATCTCTTTTTTATAATAACAGAGCCATATTTTCCCAAGATATTTATCTCTCAGCTTTCTGGGTTCGGTTAAATCCGGCAAAGCGTCTATCACGCAGCATCCAATATCATAAATCTTAATTAGCTCCTCTATGTCGTTCCAGCTTTCAAGGGCTCCCACCTTAAAAATTCCCTGATTGTTTCCTATAACATAGTGTTTCTTAAGACCGGAATCAACCCCCATAACGTTATCTTTCTGGAAATTTGGCGGTCCATAATCAATCGCCCTTAAAATCGTATCTTTGTTAACCACGACATCAGAGCCGACATAAGGCAATCCGAGTATAAAGTTATAAAAGTATTGTTTTGATTTTTCCTCGTAATCATTTTTTATTTTTTGAGGAGAAATCCAGGGACACATTAGGTGCGATATCCAATATCCGGAAATATCCTTGTCTCTGTATTTTTTGACCCACCTGCCTGACCTGCGGTCATTGTCGGTGATTATTGCCCCACATTTTTCACACACATAATTTTCCCCCTTAAGGTGTTTAAAAAAATCCAGATACTGCCAATGCCCGTTCTTGCATTTTACAAACCAGTGCTTCTGGTCAGATTTCTCATATAAAACCTGAGAAAGGGTATGAGGGCTGGTAGGGTTTGAAAAATACCATCTTCCCCCGTAATCGGACGCTTCCAACCTTGATTCATACTGCTCCAAGACCGATTGGTCAGACCTGTCGCACTCATCGTGTATATTTAAATCGCTTGTCAGGGAAATTCCCACCCCCGTTTCCATTTTTTCGGTATCCATTTTTCCGGAAGCGGCTCCCCTATAATAAATAAAATTGTCTCCAACTTGCTTTTGAAAAACGCTGTCTTTGTTCTTGAGCCAATATGCCATTATCTCGTTATTGGCAATTATCGCACTAACTTTTGAAGACGCTATGTCCTGCATCATCTGGAAAGTAGGCAGGGTATAAATAATGTTCCAGTGCTTATAATAAGCCGCCCACAACGATTTGATTATCTTTAAGGTGGTAAACCCTATCTGGGCTGATTTTCTGACTACCTGTATCCTGGCAAAGTCATCGTAAACATCTTTTAAAAAAGCACGGTCGCTAAACTCAAGCTGCTTTCCTCTCTCGTTTTTGGCTCCTTTTGTTACCCAGGTTATTAAAGACCTCCCACAAATTTCAATATTTACAGCACTAGCTATTCTGTGCTCCCAAAGCTTGTGCATTAGCTCGTCTGAGGTAAGACCGGGACTTTCTCCCATCTCCTGAAGCTCTTCCCTCATTCCGTCAAATTCGTTTGCCTCTGTCATACTTTATGTTTATTTTTTGCTAAATACTCCTCATACTTTATCTTTGTCCTTACCGACATTTCACCGGAATACCTGTCGTATTCCTTCTTAACATTAAGGTATTCTTTTCTTTCTTTGCTCGGGTCTCTATCTGTGCCCCAGAAAG